TCCGGCACTCTTTAAAAGATTTCCAAGTGCTCCAAAAAATTTACCTACCGTATTCTTAAGCAACCATCCACCAATCTTAAGAGATAATCTAGTAATAGTTCCGGCAATCGCAAAAAATCCACCATTTAATAAGAATAATGTTGCGGCACCAATTCCCAGAGCCTTTAGAACATTATCTCTAATTTCTTCTAATTTTTTACCATTACCATCAGATAATGCCTTAAGGGTTTCAATTCCTTGATTCGTTAGCCATCCAAGCAATAGAGTTCCAAAGAATTGTGCCAATCTACTTAGAATAGATTGTGTTTTTTTTGCGATTGCCTGAACCGGAGCAATTAATGCACTTTGTATTGCTTTTTCTATAAGACTTTCTCTACCTGCTCTTAGTCCTAATTCTTTTGCTCTTCTTTGTTCTTCGGATTCTTTCTTTATACGATTCTGTTCTAGAATACTATCAGTATTGATTGCCTTTGCAACATTATCTAAAGAAGTATTAAATTTACCAATTTCACCTTTCAAACTTCCTACTAATTCCTGAACCTCATTTATGGTTTTAGTTTGAATGAATATTACTTGATTTAAATTGGCAACCTGAGTACTTAAATTATTAACCTGCTGTTGTACTGAAGTTATGGATGATGATTGAGACTTTACAATTGCTAAGGTCTCTGGGTTCGATTCTCTCTTAACGGGAACAAGTGACCCACCTCCACCAAAAATATTTGATGAGACTTTACTCCTTTGAAATAGTGCCTTTCTTCTTTCCGCAGACAAATAGGACCCTGATGAAGGATCTACCCCACTTTGAGCTATTTGTGCTAAATCAGCCATTTGCTTGGTTCTTTAAATTTTCTTCTTCAATATAATTTTGTAAGAGAGTTATGTAAATTTCCCTTTCCCAAGGAATCATATCTTCTAGTTCGGTCAAAGAGTATTTATGATGCTGAATTAATGCGAAAGTTGTCTTATAGTATGACGCAAGATCAGTATGCGCCATACTTACACGAAAAAAGCCGATAAACCCTCCAATACAACTTCACTTTCCACACCGGTCTTTGGATTTTTAACTTTAATAGTATGAGAAAGTTTAGGCATCGTCTCGAAAAACTTTTCAACTTCCTTGAATTGTTTGGAACTTAACTGCTCCACAAATTCTAATAGTTCTTTTTTAGTAGAATCCTTTGCCACCCAAGATTCTTCTTCCGAATAAATTTGATCGATACACGATATGATTAAATCAAAAGTATCATCAACACTTACACCATCACCAGAATCAAAATTATTCTTAATAAATTCTGTCATAGATGGATATTTCATTCTCAAAGTCAGAGTATCATCTAATTTAATATCACGAGAATGTTTTGGATTTTCCTCAACATTAATTTCATCCAAATTGATACTCATCGGAACTTGCGTCGTTTCATCATCAGGGCAGGTAATCAAAACATCTACGGTTTCTCCAACTGATTTACCTCTAATATTAAGAAACAAATACTCAATATCAAATGTGGATAGGTCTTCCACTTTAATTCCTTTACTTAAAATACAGTTTGAAATGACATTCTTAACTGAATTTGCAATTTGTTTGGAGTCTTCACTTTCTAAAGCAATAATTAGAATTTTTTCTTCTTTAACCAGAAAGGGTCTATATCTAATTTTCTTTTTTAATGATGGAATTTCTAACTCGTAGATTGGAGTTGTAATACGGGGGAGCGGCATTTTATTTAATTATAAAGTTCAGGTAATCTTATTTATGTTACAATTCTTGGATTTACATTTCCAGGAGTAAGAATAACACCTCTCACACCACTTTCCCCAAGTGTGGAACCAGGTCTATAAACAACTCTTTGAGTATTAGATTCGCCGGTATCACTATTGAAAAGTTTATTATTGTCACTTTTTTGTATATAATCCAAACTTAATGTTCTGCCACAAACATATCGTTCATAATTAAATGTTGCATTTACTTTTAGTACATCAGAACCACTATACTGAACTGGTATAGAACTCAAAGAAAGTGGAAAAAGTCCAAAGAAATTATATTCAATTTCTGCGTTATAATCTCGGTCGAATTTAATAATTTTAGTCATATTGCTCTTATAGTCCTTTGGATATCTCATTCTAAAATAATAACCATCAACGGATGGATTCTCATTAGACCCACTGGCAATAAATTCCATCCAGTGCTCTATAAATTTTAAAGTTTTATAGTTACTATCCACATAAAATTCTAGACCAATTTCTGTAAAGATTCTACGATGGGCGACTCTTTCATTTACCCCGGTGTAATTATTATTAATATCTGCGGTTGCTAGTTGAGTTCCAGGAAGTGATGCAGAAAAACAAAGTAATCCGGCTGCATCGCTAATAAATAATGAGTCAACACCTCTTATTGCAAGATGTGATAAAAGTGGACCAGGCAAACCACCAAACACAACCTGAAAGTGTGAACTCTGAGCTAGATTTGTGAATAGTGGTTTAAAATCGGATATTCTGCGAATACTAGGCACTCTAAATACCTTTTATGAGTCTTAATAGTATAAGTATTTAGATGTCTTATAAGGGAAAGTTTAAACCATCATTTCCAGAAAAATATGTCGGAGACCCGACAAATATTATCTACCGGTCTCTGTGGGAACTGAAGTTTCTCAAATATTGTGATACAAATGAAAATATTTTAGAATATTCCTCCGAAGAACTTGCCATTCCCTATCGTTCTCCGATAGATGGTAAAGTTCATAGATATTTTCCTGATGCCTATATAAAGGTCAAGGAACCAGTTGGAAGCATTAAAAAATATTTGATTGAGATTAAACCTTATAAACAAACGATGCCCCCACCAAAACCAAAAAGGCAGACCAAAGGATACATCTACGAAGCATATGAGTATGCCAAGAACCAATCAAAATGGGAAGCGGCAAGAGAATATTGTAAGGATAGGGGATGGACCTTTAGAGTTCTCACGGAAAATGAATTGGGGATTTCCAAAAAATGAACCGTATCAAACCCCTACTTAAAAACTTATATGGAACAGAAAATGCCGATGATTTGATGACAAAAATACGAAATGTATTAAATCAAACAACAGGTTCTCCGGAAGTGGGTAAGGTTTATACTTTCGTTTATAATCCAAAGACACCTGGTATAAAATATGATGCAAATCCTTTGGTTGCCGTTACAAATGTTTATTCCTGGGGATTTAGTGGTATTAACTTTCATTGGGGAGAACCGAGACAATATACCTTTGACGAGGTGATTGGACCCCTATATATTGTGGATAAAAATGAAGTTGGTGATTTGAGAAGAATACCTTTCGGACAAATCAAGATAAATAACTAAAAAGATAAATGGTAAACGGATTTAACATAGCAGCAAGTTTATCACCCAATGCGGAAAAAATTGCCGCAGCTGCCTCTGGCAGTCTTTCTTCTTCTGCGGCACCTCTTAGATATCCACAGAAAAGTATTGGAAAAAATGATGATTATCTAGAAATAGGTGTGATTAAGTATGTTCCCCCGAGAATCGAAACCGGAACAAATAGTCTTAGGTTATCAACAGGAACTGAAAAAAATTCAAAACAAAAGGCAGAACAGACAATACAACTACCAATACCATCAAATATTGGAGATACAAATCAGGTTGATTGGGGAAATGGTGATAGTTTAAATCCTCTTGCCGCTTTTGGTGCCGAAGAATTTAATAACTTTTTAGGTTCAACAGGATTTGTCGGTGGAATAACAGGTCTAATTAGTAATGCTATTGCTACAGGAAAAGCAGTATTGACTCAAGGTGGGGGGCAGGATTTGATTAAAAATCAATTTACATCATCATTAGTAAACTCTTTAGGAGCAAATACAACACCAGAAGGTCTTCTATCGAGATCAACAGGGCAAGTTCTAAATCCAAACCTGGAACTACTCTTTAGTGGTGTTAATTTAAGAACTTTTAAATTTGATTTTGATTTTGCACCGAGAGATGAAAAAGAATCAAATGTGGTTAAACAAATTATAAAAGTTTTCAAAAAATCTATGGCTCCAAGAACAGGAAGTGATACTGAAGGAGCAGGTCTATTTATCTCGGCACCAAGAGTATTTCTTTTAAAATATAAGAGTGGAAATCTGGACCATCCTTATCTACACAAATTCAAACCCTGTGCTCTTACAAGTATGGGTATGAATTATACGGGTTCTGGTTCATATGCGACTTATGAGGATAAAACTCCGGTTCATATGAAGTTAAGTCTTAGTTTTACCGAACTCAATCCAATATATAATGAAGATTATCAAGATACGGATATTGGAGTAGGATACTGATATGCCTTATTTTAGAGAGCTTCCAGATTTAGAGTATCAATCACCCTTTGTTGATAGTAATTCCTCACAGAATTATGTAAGAGCAAAGAATCTATTTCGTCGTGTAAAACTTCGTGATGACTTGAAGAATGTTTTTACTCTGTTTAATAAGTATCAGATTCCAGAAGGAGCAAGACCGGATACTGTTGCCGAAGAAGTTTATGGAAAATCGGAATATGATTGGGTAGTTTTATTAACTGCCGGTATTGTAAATGTGAGAGATGAATGGCCTCTTTCCAATAAAGACTTATACACCTATGCGGAAGAAGTTTATGGAAATGACCTAAATGCCATACATCACTATGAAACCACAGAGGTCAAAGATTCTAATGGAAGACTTATACTTCCGGCGGGTAAAATTGTAGATTCTAACTTTACGATTCCAAAACCAAATGATTACTTGGCAACATTAAATCCGGTTGTTGGAATTAGTAATTATGTATATCAAACTAGAAAAAATGAGGCAAATAGGACAATCTATCTTCTAAGAACGGATTATTTACAACAATATCTAAATGATATGAAAAAGATTATGTATTATGAAAAATCTTCTCAATATATTAATAAAAAATTAATTCGCACCGAGAATACAAGAGTCACGATGCCATAAAAGGGGAGAAAATCTCCCCCTTACTAAACTATTC